GAAGCGTGTTTTACCTGAAAAGATGGGAGATACGATCGTTTTTAGACGCTATGCAAGATTGGCAACAGTTCCAATCCCATTAGTCGATGGAATTACACCCCCAGGAGCACCTCTAAGCGCTACTGATATTAAAGCACGCGTTGATTTTTACGGTAACTTTGTTACTGTGACCAATCAGGTTGAGCTTACAGTAGAAGACAGGGTTCTCAATGAGGCCTCAAGGCTTTTAGCGCAAAATTTAGCGCAAACAATGGACGAAATAACACGCGATGTTCTTGCATCGACTAGCTCGGTTTTACAGGCTAGCAATGGTGTGAACGGGAGTACCCCGACTGAACTCACAAAATCTGATATTGATTCTGCGGTACAAACCCTTCTAGGGAATGATGCAGAGATGATTTCTGAGGTTGTAACTGGAGTAAACGCTTTTGGCACGGCTCCGATCAGACCCGCGTTTTGGGGATATATTGATACTGCCCTTTTAGATGATCTAGAAGCGGTTGCAAACTTTGTCAATACGTCAAACTACCCATCTCAACAAACAGTGTTGAATGAGGAATGGGGCTCTACAGGTAACGTAAGATGGCTTTATACCTCTGTGGGTAGCGTAACAAGTGCAGCAACACCAGTTTACAATAACTTTATTGTTGGTAAGGAAGCGTATGCAGCAGTTCATCTTGGTTCTGAGACCGGTAACTTCTATGTTGAGCCTTTGGGTTCAGCAGGAGCAGCCGACCCACTACACCAGCGTGGTTCTGTTGGTTTCCAGCATCCATTCGTGGCACGTATCTTAAACGATTCATTTATGTTGAATCTTGAAGCAACACACAGTTAAGGAGTAATAATATGGCACAAATTAAACAATTAAGCTGGACAAATGCCGGCACAGCCGTTGCGTTAAACTTTAACGTTGGCTTCGATGTAGCAAAGATTGAGATTTGGGATTTAACAACTCCAAATCGCTTTGAGTGGACTTCAAACATGGCTGATGCGTCCATTTTTGTACTTGGAACACTTGCTTACACAACCACTAACGGAGTAACTCCTTTAGCACAAAATGCATCTTTTGGGCCTTCCATAAGTGCTTTTACTAACGCAAACCCAGGTGTAATCACTTGTACAAACCCAGCAGATTTTGGGATTGTGGCAGGCGATACAATCAAAGTTGCAGGCGTTGCAGATGATGGATCAGGTACAGCTAGTCTGAACAATGATTTTACCGTTGCTTCTGTAACAACTACTACTATTACTTTAGTAGAAAATACTTCTGTGACTGGATACAGCGTTTACGTATCAGGCGGACATGTGATTAGAGTATCAGATTCAAGCGGAACACCTATTGCTATACAAAATAAAGCAATTAGGGGAGTAACACTTGGAACGTCAGCAGTTGGAGCAAACAGTGCTTCAATGGTGGCGATGTGCTACGGCGAAGAGTCAGTAGTTTAAAACAACACTTGGGGGTAAGTCTAAATCTTGCCCCCTTATTTTAGGAGAGTCATGACAGTACACGAATACAGCAAAGAAATAGTTGAAAAGTTTAAAAAATTACCAATAATAAGCAAAGCCTTTGTAACAAAAAAGCCTTCTGAAAAAGAAGATAAGTTTTTGAGAGAAGAGGGAGTTTATGAGTTTATAAACCTTGAGCAACCAGGCCTTTTAATCAAATTTCCTTATGGAAATGCAAAATGCAAGCACACTTTTACACTAATGCATGGTGGAAAGTATAAACTGCCTCGTTTTATTGCAAGGCATGTTGATAGCAGATGCACGCCTCTTTGGGGTAGAAAGCCCGACGGTTCTGGGATTATGCAAAAAGAGTTTAAAGGAACAAACCCACGATTCTCTATGAGAGAGGTTTACGAGCAATAATGGCAAACTGGGCGCTATCAGAAATAAGACAAAAAGTAAGACAGGTAACGGGTAGATATTCTCCTCAAGAGCTCTCAAATGAGCAACTGGATGAGTATATAAACAAGTATTTTCAATATACTTTCCCAGCAGAGTTAAAACTTGAAAGGATGCACACGTTTTACGAGCTTATAACAACTGCAAATCAGCAATCTTATACGCTTCCAAGTGGCTTTGTTAACTTTGAACCGCCTGGCACAATTGATAATTTTGAACTTATTTGGTATCAAGACCCAGCCTTTTTTGCTAAAAACAACCCTTTTAACATCTCAAGACAAACGATTGGTACTGGGGATGGTGCAACAACTGGCTTTACTGGGACAGCAAGCACTTTCCCTATTTTACCAGGCACTACGGTTATCACTGACAATGTAGAGACATTTCAGGATACGAACACAACATTTACAACTTCTAATGTTATCTTAACGGGTTCTTTGGGTGGCACAGCTACTTTAAACTACTCTACAGGTGCATTAAGTGTAACCTTTAACACAGCTCCATTAGACGGTCAAAATATTTATTTCTCTTATACGCAATTCCAAGCAGGAAGACCAACAGCCGTTTTAATGTATGACAATAAATTTACTTTTTATACTGTGCCAGATACGGCATATCGCTTTAAAGTAAAAGCATACGCAAACGCTCTTGTCTATACTTCAGCAGGAGTAGCACAAACAGAGTTCATCAATGCAACAGATACGCCATTTTTAGACCAATGGGGCCCTTGTATATCGTACGGAACAGCAAGAGACATACATGCCGACAAAGGCGAGATGGACGCATACGCAGAGGTAACAGCCCTTTATAAAGAGCAAGTTGCTTATGTATTAAATAGAACGAACCAAAATTTATTAAACACAAGGGCAGCGCCCCATTTCTAGGTAAAATATGGCTTTTGATAAAACACTTCCATCAAATTCAACAAAGATAAGAAATTATCCGACTGTTTTAACAGATAATTTTGCAGCCATAGAGGAAGGAGATTTAACTCTTGTACACTGGCAGGTTAACTTTATCGAAAGAAACGCCGTACCAGGTGCGCCACCACCAGCAAATGACCCGACACGTCAAGACGATACGATGATTTTATTCTCCAAGCAAGACAGCGGAGGAGAAACAGAGCTGTTTTTTTTAGATGATAGATCACCAGCAAATAACACGCAAATAACAGAAAACGGAGCCCTTGGAAGTATTGCAACGCAAATATCAATGGATAGCTTTACTTTTGATAGTGGTACAACCACATTTAATGAAAATAATGTTATTAATGCGCATGGTGCTTTTGCATCAAATGGAACTGCTACTTATGTTAATGCGTGTACAGTAGCAAGAGCAAGTACAGGACGTTATAATGTGACATTTTCAGCAGCTAGAGCCAATACAAACTATTCTGTTACAGCAAATGCAAACGATAACACAGGTAATTCAAGAGCTTGTAAGATAGGTTCTTTAACTGTAAATGGCTTTCAAATCCACGTAGTAAATGGCGATGGTTCAAGCAGAGATGCAGGATGTTATTTTATGGTGGTTGGAGGCTTTTAGTGGGATATACTCCTTTTTTAATAGCTCCTTTTGTCACTGGACTTGATACAGATCAAGAACTTTGGGCCCTCCCAATAGACGCATTTACAACAATTGAAAACGCACATATTAGACATGGATATATCGAAAAAAGACAAGGTTATCGCTTTCTTGGTGATATGGTACATGGACGTCCGATTTCAGCTGCTACTAACGCGGACCCCGCTGTTTTTACGGTTACTACAACAGCTGATCTCACAACAGGAGATACAGTAACTTTAAGCTACCTTGCAGGTGGAACATGGGCAAATCTTAACGGTGTGCAATATACAATCACTGTTTTGTCACCAACAACTTTCTCTCTTGCTGATTCTGATGGTGTAGATGTTGACGGTACAGCTCTTGGCGCATATACAGCAGGTACAGGTTATCTTGGAACTTACCCAGCACTAAGAATAATGGGAATTTTTAGATATATTGGCTCTGATAATACGCGAGAGCTCCTTATTTCTGATACTCAACGAGTAGCGTTATATAACTCTGCGACAAACCTTTTTCAGCCTTTAGACCTTTTCGACAGTACAAGCACTTTAAATACAGATTCTGACGTATGGGCCTCAACGAACACGGATTTTATTTGGTCTGCTAATTGGCAACACGCAGGAGCGATAAACAGAGTTTATATATCAAACGGAAAGGCTTTCACAGGAGCAACACCAGGTACTGACGGCATAGTTTTTTACGATTCTTCCGCTGCAAGAGTAGATCAATTCCAACCAGCCCTTAATTCAACAGACACACTTTACGGTTGCAAACTTATTTTCAGTATAAAACAAAGACTTCTTGTACTGCATACCTTTGAGTTTAACGGTTCAAGTACGAATACCTTCCCACAGCGTGCTAGATGGTGTGCAGCTCAAGATCCAAATAATTGGAATGACACAGTTCCAGGTGGAGGAGGTTTTGTTGATGCTCCAACGGGAGACCAAATAATAAGTGCAAGAGCTCTTCAAGATGTAATTATTGTAACTTTTACCGATAGCGTATGGACTTTACGGCCAGTTTCAGACCCAGCATTACCTTTTAGATGGGATAAAGTGAATGATTTTAGGGCTTGTGATGGAAAAATGGGCACAGTTGGTTATGACAGATACATAATAGCAGCAGGGCAAAGAGGAATTACGGCAACTGACGCAGTAGAGACAAAGCGGGCAGACGAAAGAATAAGTGATTTTGTAGACGATAATATTAATGACGATTTTTTTGATAAGATTTTTGGAGCAAGAAGTTTTTCTACAAAACGCACATGGCTTTTATATCCTGAGGGTGAAAGTGAAGAAGCAAACGCAGCTTTAATTTATGATGATGATTCAGGGGCTTATTCAACTTATAAGTTTACTAGAGAGGTTGGTGGTTCTGTGGTCGACATGAACGCGCTTGGTTATGGCGGAGTAGCAATTGATTACGCAGCCCAAGATTTCATTGAAGTAAACGGACTTGATGTATCAGCTAGTGAGCTAAACGATGAAACAGCTCTCTCTTTCTTTTGGTCTGCAGGAGCAGAAATATTTCTTGGTGGAGACCGTGCAGGAGCAATCCACATACTTGAGACAGAAGGAAGTGATAACGGCACAAGCATTACAAT